TATATGTGGCAAGTCAATTAAGGGTGCTAAGAACGGTGCTTTGTTCTGTACTAATAAACAACAATGTAAAACAGCAGCACGTTACTTTAGGTATTTGCTGTACGAAAAGCAAGTGAAACGAGCACCAGCACTTGAACGTACTTTAGTAAAACATGGGAGGTGAGTAGTGGATATTGATAGCACTCCCGCTCAATATTTGGATATAATAGTGGGGGAATTAGTGGAGGAAGGGTGGGAATTAGGGGACATTCTAGCCCGAGTACAAGAAACGTATAGACAAATGATTGAGTTAGAACGAGAATGCGAAAGAAATTGGTGAGTAAGCAGATGATGAATATAGCTTATAGAGGGAGTGAGTAAAGTGTATCAGTTTGATGAAATAGATAATTTACAGCAGTTACTTTTAAAACCATTTTATATTCTTAATATGGCACGCGGCAATTTAACTTATACAAGTGCAATTAATAAAAGTGCCCAAACCCGCGCTGCTAATGCAAAGCGAGACATACGTACTATTGTAGAGAAGTGGGTGAAAGAGAATGGCAGCACTCTATACGAGAGGTAAATAGTGGATAAAATTACGAATTGGGATGGAGTTATTCGGTGAGTATGCAAGACCAGACTTCTAAGGCTGAGGCGGTGATGCAGCCGTCTCACTCCATTGTCTATGAGCCAACTAATTGGCAAGTAGACGATATTGAACATCTTGCTAGTCGAATTTGGTCAGCTAATTGGAGTGAGATGGGCTGACTAGGTTGTTATAAAACTACAACAGTACAGTGGTTGGCTGAAAAACTACTTGTAGGCGTTGAGAACCCGAAAGTTCTTGTAGTAACTACAAAGTCAGGTAAGGGCACTTATTTCCAAACTGTACCTAGTGTACTACCTGATTGGAATTTGCTCAACTTGAGTACACGAAAAGTTACGTTAGTTTTCGATGGACACGAGTTTCCCGTCGATGATACACTAGCACTCAATAATAAACCTACGTTCGTAGTTACTCATTATCAGTTCTTTACTGAACGCAAGAAGAAAGATAGCACCAAGAAGCATAAGAACCCACTACTTGAGAAGGTACTGAATACAAAGTGGGACTTCGTGGTTCTTGACGAAGCCCACAGGATCAAGGAACGCACGACAGGTTGGACTAGGAATATCAAGAAGTTACGCGCCGAATATAAGCACATTATGACAGGTACGGGATTCATCAACAATCCCGCGGAAGTGTGGTCTTTGCTTAACTTCCTCGATCGCTTTACGTTCAGTAGCTACTGGCGCTTTCGTGAATACTTTTGTGCAGAAACAGTAGATAATGGTGGTTTCCGCAGAATTACAGGTATTAACCCAAGTACGAAGCAAGAGTTTAAAGACCTACTGTATACAGTGGGTGTCCGACGGCGCAAGCGTGAGGTATTCACTAACCTTGCTGAGCCTATTTACACACCTGTAGAAGTAGACCTTAACCCAATTCAACGCCGAATGTATGACGAAATCAAAGCCTATCTGGAAACGTTGGATAAGGAAGGTACCCCTATCTATGCACCTAACGTCTTGGCCGCTCTACAACGCCTTCGTCAAATCACAGTGGCAACTCCGAAGGTTGTACGTGAGTATTTCGACGAAAAAGAACAACGTACCCGGCTCGAAATTACGCTAGAAGAACCATCAAGTAAGCTAGATGCTCTAATGGAAATTCTAGAGGGTATGGAGTGGGACGAGGACTCTCGGCAGCAAGTAGTAGTGTTCTCTAACTTCAAAGATCCACTTGCGTTACTCAAAGTACGTCTTGACAGGGTAGAGATTCCGTACATTCATATGGAACAGAAAGATAATGATAGAGTACGGTTTGAAAAATGGGCAACATTATTTCCCAAGAAAGAACACCAAGTATTCATGGCTACTCTTATGCTCGGTAGCGAGTCCATTAACCTTACGCCAGCTAGTACAGCAATATTCCTAGACAGGTCATGGAGTCCCAAAGATAACGAGCAAGGTGTAGCTCGTATTGACAGACCAGGCCAAACCGATGTACCACAGATCATCCATATCAACGCACGTAGAACAACAGATCAGCGAGTTGAACTAGTAACACGTACAAAACAAGGTTGGTTTGATGAGGTGTTTGGCCCAGAAAAGGAGGTATAGTGGATACTGGTAAATATTGCACAGCTTGCCATCGTAATATGGAGCGTGATACGGTTCTTGTAACGTACACGCTAGGTAGTGGTGACATTCTTACTTATTGTGTTACTTGCGAAACACTACAGAAATTGGGTATTATTGATTCAGTAGGTACTGTAATCATAGGCTGCGAACATGACAGCTAAACGTATTGCCCACAGTGAAAGTGCATGGTCGCGCAAACAGATTGCTAAACGCCGTAAAGCTAACAAAGCTGCTAGAGCAGCCAGAAAGGTGCAACGTGCCAGTACCTAAACGCATACCACAGTGGTTTTGGGACTATGCTAATTGGCGCAGAGGTACAGGTAAGTGGAAGCAGTACGGTAAAGCTAACAGAGCACATATCCCAAAGAACGTGCCGAAACCGCTACCACGTTGGGTCTACGCAGAATACAAGCGTAGGTTCGTAAGACCAAAATCTGCACCGCGTACTGTCAATATGGGCATCTTTGCAGAACCAGGAGCATTTTCAAGTTGGGCGTATTCATCAAGCGGCTGGACGCCAGCCAGCTTAACTCAAGTAGCTAATAACTGGCACTTGCGTTGGGTAGCCCTCGATGCTGGTAATACTGCTAACTTGCACCTGTTTGATGCTACAGTAAAAGCATGTAGCGATTTTGGTATTAAAGTAGGCTTGTGGGCTTACATGCCGAAAGCTAGTGATGCTGCACGCATTTGCAATGCTACTAACGCTGCATTCTTTATTGCGCAGAACGAAGAGGTTGGACAAACTGAGCCTGACTACCCTGCTAAGTTTAAGCAGCTTGCCCCAAATACCAAGTTGGGCCTTGTAACCACTTTGGGAGGCTTTCCTGATCCTACGCTTGATAAGGTGGGTTGGGAACGTTACGTAAGAGAATGGCTTGAAGTGCCCATGCTTATCGAAGCCTACGTTGCCGAAACAGGTGCAACACCCGAAGGTGTAGAATACGAAGCTGATAAGCGTAAACTCAAAGGTAGAGCAGTAGTGCTAGAAGCGAATGTGGCTCACGCTTGGAAGCTACCCGAGCAGTATGATCCTCACTTGCAAGGGGTGAAGAACTATGGAGAAGCACGGAGTATCTACCTGCTCGAAACCGCAACTGAAAGAGACAGACAATGGTGGGTGTCCACGCTGTAATAGTAAGCTAGTCTGGCTTCACTCAAGTTGGCAATGTACAAACTGTAAGTACAAGGAAGGATGTTGTGGCTAATGCCACTTGAACCACGGATACTAGCAGATTGTTTCTTAATTCTTGGTATTTTCTTTCTCCTTGATATTTGGGCACACGGAGTTTATGTGAGCCGACGATGAAGTGTAATGGTAACTGCCGTAAAGGAGCAATTGACCCTGCGTGTCCTTTGCACGGTAAGGGAGGTAAAGCGTGAGAACAATTGAAACAGATTGGGAGTCTTGTTGTGATCCATGTAGTGATGGTTGCTGTCAGTTAGTGTTTGACTTAGTAACTACAGATCACATATATGCTTATACCGCTGAAGAAATCGAACAGGTGCGGGAGGCGCTGCGGATCACACCCGTCGCACTACTGCCAAACGAAGCTAAGCGAATGGCTGCTGCTCTCGCGCTGCTCGACACCAATAAATGACTGAGCAGGAATACCTCGGTTTGCGGCTTTTGGAGCTTAGGCAGCAGCACGCAATAACGCACAAAGTTTCAGTACCGGAGAGCCAGCGCCTTATCAAGATAACGCAGCTTATCGAGGCTGCTCGGATAAAGCCTTGACGCGGCCTGAGTATTTTGCTATGCTTCCAGCTCAGATCGCGCTAACATAAGGGAGGTAGTGTCAGATGGACACTCAAGTAACGGTTAAAGTACCTTCTTCCGAAGGTATCATTGGTATTCATACTTCTGATCGTGCATTGTTTAAAAGATGCCGCAGAAAGTGGGATTGGGCTAGTCCTGCGCGTAGAAACCTCACTCCTGATATTCAATACGCTAACATTAACTTCGCATTGTGGTTCGGAACGGGCATTCACTTTGCGTTGGAATGTTTCTATACGCCCGGATTCCAGCATGATCCTGTGGAATCGTGGATAACGTATTACGCGATTACCTATGAGGGTGGTCAGGTAAGCGATCGTTACCTACGCTTGACATACGATCCGAAGCCACAGCAAAAAGTAGCAAGTTCTGACGAGGGTACTAATTTTTATACATACCAAACGCGCGGCTTGTGTGATCTTCTGTCCGATCCTAACGTAGAAGAGTTTGAAGCACACAAGCAACTCGGTATCGGTATGATGCAGTTTTACAAAGAATACGCTGAGCGCGAGGATCGCTTTACTGTAGTTGCGCCAGAACATGAGTTTAGTGTACCTATTTACGATCCTAACGGTAACGTACTTATGCACCAAGGGAAAGAAGTACACTATCGAGGTAAGCAGGACGGTATTATTTTAGACCAGGAGACTGAACGGTATGGAATTCTGGAAACGAAAACAGCAGTTAAAATTGATGAAGAGTATCATCGGAAGCTAGAGAAGGATGAGCAGGTTACTTCATACTTGTGGGCCGCAGAGCAAGAAGCTGCATTGCATGGCCTTGAGTACAAAGAAATGGATTACGTGCTTTACAACGCACTACGTAAAGCATTTCCAAGATCACCGACGCAGCTTAAGAGTGGTCTGCCTAGTATCAATAGACAAGAGGAAAGTACAACATATGACCTCTTCTTGGAATATGTCAAGAAGTACAATCTTGAAGTGTGGTTCCAGGATAACGAGAAAGCCCAAGCCTACGCTCATTACTTGCGGGAGATTGGGGACGGTCAGTTCATCCAGAGGAACAAGGTGCGCAGGAATAGAGCAGAAATTGAATCCGCTGGAGAGCGTATCTTTATGGAAACCATGGATATGCTAGATAACCCGCGAATTTACCCCAACGTAACTAACGATTGGCCCTGTCTTAATTGCGAATTTCGAGCGCCTTGTATTATGGCTGATGATGGCAGTAACGCAGAGTTGTACCTAGAGGACTATTACGTGAAGAACGAACGGCGCTAGCATGAGTGAACTAACGCGATGCAACTACTGTAGTTACAGTAGTATAAAAGAACGCAATAAGGATCGTAAGCTCGTTACTATGATAGTAGATGGTTGGATTACTGTTTATGCACTAAATGAAACGCCCATTATAGGACAAGGCGAACCAATAGAGCGTAATGGGCGACCTATTCGTTTCATTACTGCCTATCTTGAACTCACTAATCGTTGCGTGTGTTAATGAGTGTTACTACAATCACGCCCGTTGAAACAGGTACACTAACTACCGACCACGACACTGACCACAGCGAAACGGGTGAAGATTGGTACTGTGTTAAGACCGACGATTGGCCGTGTGTTACTTGTGGTCAAGTGTGCAAATTCATAACAGCTATGCATTTAATTATACTGTGGCCTGCTAAGGATGATCCTGCAATACTTAAACACGCGGGATTTGCAAAGCGTTACAATAGAAATCCACAGATACTCAAGTACAAAGATAACTTTGGCCCTGCTATTACGTATTACGAGTGGAGCCGTTCAGGTAATAAGGTTTGTTCAATAAGGGAGAAGTGATGGCTAACTTTAAAGCAGTTAAGTTACCGTGGAACGGTATAGGCGAAAGTTGGGGCGTAAAGTGCTCCGACTGTAAACAATGGATTACTAAGTATGATTACACCAAAAAAGAAGCACTAATTATAGCTAAAGAAGCAAAGCACACATGCAAGAGCTAACACTTGAACAAGTACAAGGCTTGCTCAGACCACAGGAGCGGCCCGAAATTGTAGCAATTGGGCCGTTGCGGTGGTTTGATCGTGAGCTACGTTGCACAAGTAGACGGTGTAACTCGCCAACGTACTGCAAGATAAAAGGAATGCCGTTGTGCTCTATGCATGCATTAGTAATGCTAAATGATATGCTTGTCGAGAAAGGAGTGATAACATGAAAAAGAGCATCAAGAAGCTGCTTAAAACCGGCCATCCTGGTACAGGAAGTAAGTGCGTTTCAGGTTACAAAGTTAAACACTTTACCCAAAAAGTTACGCACAAGTAGAATGGCCGACTTTTTCGATATGGAGTCTCAGGAGGCTCTGCGCAATATTGGTAAGATGGGTTTGACACTATTACGTGGCGTTATTGAAGATGGTGGCTCCATTGTAGAAGGACTTACGGTAGTTACAGCCTATTACACAGCAATGCTACAAATACCAAAGCAAGAACCTGCTAACGAGTAAAGGGGGTGAATTACTATAGCAGCAGTAGCAGCTACTACAAGCACTGTAAGAGAAAGGATCGGAGCCGTATCACCCGTAGAAGCAATACCGTGGCTTAACCTGCTTGTGTATGGCGATCCAGGTGTAGGCAAAACATACCTGGCTGGTACAGCACAAGATCACGAAGATACGCGACCCGTTCTGATTATCGACGTTGAGGGTGGTACTGTCACGCTTAGGCACCGTACAGATATTGATGTAGTGTCTGTGCGTGCTATTACTCAGATCAAGGAAATCTACGATCAACTTACGAAAGAGCAGTATTACAAGACCGTTGTAATTGATTCCCTAACTGAGCTACAGAAGCTCGATATGCGCGACATTATGCGCGAGCTTGTATCACGTAAGCCAGAGCGTGATCCTGACGTACCCGATCAACGTGAGTGGGGTAAGAGCGGAGAACACATACGCAGTATTGTGCGAGCGTTCCGTGATCTACCGTGCAATACGATTATGACCGCTCTAGCAGCAACAGTACAAGCGGATAGTGGTGCAATCACTTACCATCCAGACCTTCCCGGTAAGCTAAGAGCGCACATTCCGGGCTTTATGGACATAGTAGGCTACATGTACGTAGTTCAAGATGGGGAGGTGATACAGCGGAGGTTGCAGGTAACGCCTACACGAGCCATTAGAGCTAAAGATCGTACAGGGAATCTTGGCGGTGTTGTTGAGAATCCGTCGATTCCTATGTTATGGGCACTAATCAACTAACGGGGGTGATGAAATTTGAACGTTGAACTAGGTAAGGAGTATCGAGATACAATTACGGGCTTCGAGGGAGTAGCTGTTGGTCGGTATGAGTATTTGTACGGGTGTATTCGAGTTGGCTTGGAACGAGCAGATAAAGATGGTAAACCGGAGGAACTAGCTTTTGACGAGCAACGTCTAGTTTGCTGTGAAACGAACGAAACAGTAGAAACTTTAGCTAGTGTTGGTGGCCCTCAGAGTGAGGGTTGGAAACGAACGTAATTCAACTAAAAGGAGATAAAGATGGAAGAGGGCTTGGTTCTCAATTTGGCAGGTGCGGATACTAGTGCGACCGATTTTGATGCACTACCGCCTGCCACATACGATGCAACTGTGTACGAAGTAACTCTCAAGGAAACAGAGAACGAAGGTAAGTTGCCTGCGGGTACTCCGTACTTCAATGTGCAGTTCCGCATTGAAGGTGAGAAGTATGAGAATCGTCGTGTTTTCCGCAAGTTCTTTGTTACACCCAAGGAAATCAACGGCGAACCCTACAAGGCATACGACAAGATGAATGGTATGCTCGTCAATTTCTTCAAGGCAATCGGTTACGACGAAGCAGAAGTTATGGGAGGGAGTTTCTCTCCCGACTTCGAGGATATGTGCGGTCGTGAATGCCGTATTACTGTAACGCGCCGTGAACGCAAGATCGACGGTGTTGGTACAGGTATCTTCGACAACGATGTATCAAGTGTAAAGCCCGCAGGTACTCCTGCTACAACGGCAACGCTGCTGTAAACATAGATTGCGGTAAGGGGGTCACGAACAGGTGGCCCCTTTCCGCACTCTATAGCTGCTATGCCGACAGCGCAGACAACACTCATAGAGAAGTTCTTTGACTTCCTGTTTGATACGCAGGAAGGCTACGTCTGCATCGCTACGAGCGATCCTAAAGTTCCGAAAGAGAGCTTCAAACAAGCATTCTTCAAATGGCCTGCGCAGATGGCAGATATGGTACAGTTTGTAGAAGCTTCGGCTCTCAAACGTAATGTATGGTACTGTGTTAATCTGCTTACACGGCCAGAACGTAAGAAAGCTTATTGTGCTTCTACGAAGCTTGTGTGGGCTGATCTTGACACTTGTGATCCTAGCAAAGTAGCGCCGCCCCCCTCAGTTATCGTAGAATCATCACCCAAGCGTTTTCAAGCAATATGGCGGCTAGACGAAGTAATACCGCCCGAGAACGCTGAGGAATTCTCTAAGCGTATCGCATACAAGTACCAATCTGAGGGTGCTGATCCTTCCGGATGGGATCTAACACAACTTCTGCGCGTCCCGTTTACGTATAACTATAAGTACCCCGATGCACCCGAAGTTGTTGTACGAAACGCTTTAGATGATGTTTTTCCCGTAACCGAGTTTGAACAACTACCAGCAGCGGCGGGAACCACCGAAGCAGAACTCGAACAGGTTGAAGAACCAGCATTAGACACGTTACCTGATATTACCAGTGTTTTAACACGTAACTCGGTTTTGTTGGGTAGAGCTGGTTTCTTCTCAGCTTACGAAGCTGATCTCGATCCTGAAGATGACTGGTCTAAGATACTCTGGAAAGTTATCAATATATGCTTAGAGTGCGGCTTATCTGATATTGAAACTTTCGCCGTGTTGTTGCCAGCAAAGTGCAATAAGTACATGCGCGATGGTCGTTCGCCTAAGTACCTGTGGAGAGATATCAAGAAGGCACAAGCAGCGCAGAATAGACTAGCTGGTATAACAGTAGGTCTAGTATTAGGTACACCAGCAACACCATTATTCATGCCTACGATCTTTGAAGGTAAACCGGGAGAACCTACGTTCATCGACGACTACCGCGAATGGGGCGTAATAGCGACAGACGCGCTTGCTCAGTACCACGAAATCGCTGCGGCTATTATACTCTCAGCTATTCTGGCTGCTAATATTAAGCTCGACACTTCTTACGGTAATATGGTTCCGAACCTGTGGGGCCTTATCTTAGGCGATAGTACACTTACGCGCAAGACAACTGCGATGCGTATGGCAATGGATTTGCTGCATGAAGTAGACGATGAAGCAATACTTGCTACTGATGGTTCAGCAGAAGGTTTGCTAACAGGATTGTCACTTAGACCTAATCGGGCGAGCATTTTCTACAAAGACGAAGTAGCAGGGTTCTTTCACTCAATTAATAGAAAAGATTATCTTGCTGGTATGCCTGAAACACTGACTCAGCTCTACGATGTGCCTCAAACATATACACGCTTGCTGCGTAAAGAAACTATACGTATTTCTAGCCCTGTATTTATTTTCTTCGGTGGCGGTATTAAGGATAGAGTATATCAGGAAGTAGGTGAGCAATACATATTGTCGGGGTTCTTGCCGCGTTTCTTGGTAGTAACAGGTGACGCCGATCTTGAGCAAATCCGACGAACAGGGCCGGCTACTCACTCAACCGATCTTGAGCGCGCTCGCATGATAACTCGTCTTGCTGATATGCGCGAAGCTTATCAACGTATTGTAACTATGAACATCGCGGGCCAGGAGATTGATATACCAGCAAAAACTGAGGCATTTTTAACTACAGAAGCTTGGGAGCTATATGGTGATATCGAGATGCGCATGGTTAAAGCAGCTAGTGAATCACCGTATAATGCACTTGCTCTACCTACCTTTGAACGGTTATCACGTTCGATGCTCAAACTCGCAGTATTGTTAGGAGCCGCACGTCAAGAACCTAAAGTTAATACCATACAGATTGAGCTACAAGACGTAACAGATGCTTCGCGTTTTGTTCAGAGTTGGGGCGTGCATACAGTAGACCTCGTAATGAATGCGGGTATTAGTATTACACAGCGCGTGATGGACAAGGTACTTACTACCATCAGGCGCAATGAAGGTATAAATCGTGGTAAGCTCATGCAGTACTACCACATGACTAAACGCGAAGCAGACGAGATTTTAGGCTCACTAGAAGATCGTGGTCAAATTATCATTAAGCGCAACGGAAGGGCACAAAAACTATGGGCAACGTAGTAACACAGGAAGCTATACTTGGAGCTATTGCTAGAGGGTGGTGCTATCCAGAAACTTCTAACAGAATCATGGACGTTGAGCTAGCTACTGCAATAGGAAAAGAGATTTGTATACTACTAGGCATTGAGTGGAATGACCACTAACCAAGCGCCTAAGCGCGATCCATTAGAAGTGCTGCATAGTGAGATTCAAGATGAACTCAGTAAGTGGCAAGAAGCAGGTATGAGTCCAGAAGGTATTAAGATCGATCACTTCCTGAATGTTAAACGCCTTGATACGATTGTGAAGCTTCTGATAGATAAAGGCATTCTCGACGAAAAAGAACTAAACTTGGAATTTGCCAAGCACCTACTAGAGCAACTCCAAGAAATTAGAACACAGAATGAAGATGCTGTACGTAGAGCACAAACTTTAGGCAGACTGTTTGGCCCTAATGGGCAGCCACTACAATGAATGACAAAACTAATTTAGTAGCTATGCTGCAAAATGTAATTCGTGGAAAAGCTGCGATGTTCCCAGAGTTAGGTATAGTGCATGAACGTTCGGACGGTATCACTATCTTGTACAAAGGTATAGCGTATGTCGTTGTGGTACACGATACACCTTACTCCGAATGATTAAGCGCAAGAAAATATACTGGCAAACTGTAGATTATCAGCGTGGTTTGCATCTTAGTTTATTACAACAAATTAAAACAAACTTCGCTCGGCATTTGTGGTGGAAACCTTTGCGTTGTCTAGCTAATGCTGGGTTTATTGGGGCAAAAGAAGGTTGTGTTGTACGGTTAAGAGACTTTACATGCTTCTTCTGGAAAACCCTATTTGAACGAGAACGATTGCGTTGCAAGCGTGAGATAGAGAGTCTGACATGTAATATAGATCAACGAATTCGTGAAGCTGAGATTAAAGCAGTTAACGAATTTTGTGAAAAACTCGTAAAAAGCTCTAAACATGATTAAGCCTAAAGCTCCACACGCATTGTGTGAGCAATGCCCACTTAAAGACCAACCCTGCGTTCCCACAGAAGGCCCACAGAGAGCGAAGGTTGCGTTTGTAGCTCGAAGTCCAGGTTATCACGAAGCGCGAACAGGCAAGGTATTTTCGGGGCCAAGTGGTAAGGTACTTGAGTTTCTTCTAAAACAGAACGGAGTAGATCGCAATGATGTTCTACTTACGAACGTTGTACTATGCCATGCACAAGAAGTTCCACTGGAAGCAATCGCGGCATGTGCTCCACGTCTTAGGGCAGACCTTAGTAACGCAGATACAATTATCGCCGGCGGCAGCGAAGCTGCTCACGAAATCGCAGGAGTATCCCATATTTCTGGTAATCGAGGATACGTACACAGCTACCAGGACAGTGATAGCCGAAGTGAACCAGTCAGAGTCATTGTAACAAACAATCCAGCAATTGTGTTGCGCGACGCAACAAGTTTCCCCGACCTAGTAAAAGACTTCAAGCTAGCTCTCAACCCAACACCTAGAGTACGAAAGGAGGATTTGCCGCGTGTTCAAATCACTAATACAATCGGAGAAGCCGAACGGTGGCTACGAAACATCATTGAAAGTAATTACGCCACACTTTCGGTTGATATCGAAACAACCGGACTCAGAAAACAAGCTCGCCTTGTTAGCATCGGCTTGGCTGGAAGCGGCGATAAAGCAGTTGTGTTCGGAGCCACTCCCTGCGCCGATTCAAGTTTTGTGCGTAGTATCTTACGGACAGCCCTCAGTCAACGGAACGTTAGCTACATCTATCATAACGGCAAATTCGACGTGCGGAATCTTCGGTATAGAGGAATCCCCGCCCGAGTAGACCAAGATACGCTATTACTTAGTTATGCACTAGACGAGCGTAGTGACGAGGCCGTGCATAACTTGGAATACCTAGTTAAGGACATACTAGGCTGGCCTCGTTATGAACCATCCGAAGTTGTAGCTTGGAAAAACAAGCTTCGTACACTAGAAAAAGCAGGTAGGTATGAGGAAGCAGATGCGCTAGCTACGCCCGATGCGCTCTATGAATATAATGGTTTGGACGCTGCTGGTACAGCACAGTTGTACCCAATACTGAAAGAACGCGCTATTGCTGACGAAGTATACGAACGCCCATATCTGGAAACGCTAATACCTACAACTGAAAGTTTCATTCGAGCAGAGCTAAACGGTATGTACTACGATGTTTCTGCGGCTGCTGATCTTTTGGAGTTTGAAGTGTTGCCCAAGCTTGACGAAATGCGCGAGCAATTGCGGTTCCTTGTAGGTGATGCCAAGTACAATCCTAATTCAAGCACCCAAAACAGCAAGCTTGTATATGACGACTGGAAAACAGCTTACGATAGTAACATAGCAGGTCGTCCGGGCAAGCAACGCAGCGTAGACGAGTCTGTGTACGTTGAGCTTAAAACAGGTCGCTTCACGTTTAGAGAAGCTTTAACCGAACCTGTACTTACCGAGCGCAGACAGCGTGTACAAGATTGGGCAGAGATTCTGTTTGACTACAAGAAGCTAGAGAAACAGCGTAGTACATACTTGCAAGGTATGATCCCGATAGCTGAAAAGCTTGACGGTTGGATCAATACGTCAATTATTGTACATGGTGCTGTAACAGGCCGTGTATCCTCGCGTAATCCTAATTTGCAGAATATCACACGTACTAAACCAGGGCTACCAAATATTCGTAAGCTGTTTACTGCGCCTCCTGGTACATTAGTGTTACAGGCCGATTACAGCCAAGCTGAGCTACGTTGCATCGCTTACCTGAGCCAAGACCCCGAGCTTATGCGTATTTACAAAGAAGGGCTAGACCTGCATAACATCGCGGCTGCCCGCTTCTATGGTGAGGACTTCACTAAGGAGCAACGCTCTAACACTAAGAACATGCAGTTTGGTGTTGCTTACGAACAGTCCGCCAAAACGTTCCAAGAAAAGCACAATATTCCTGAACGTGAGGCTACTGAATTTATCAAGTGGTGGTGGCAAACCTTCCGTGGCGTGCGCAACTGGAAGAGTGAAGTAAACCAACAAATCTTGCGTACTGGTGTTGTTACTTCACCCTTTGGCTATAAACGCCGTTTTTACCTGATTACCAATGAAAACAAAGCAGAAACACTTAGGGAAGGTTTCAACTTTATTCCGCAAAACACAGCTTCAACGCTTACGCTTCATGCGTTCAATCGCTTGTTTACGGAGCTGGACGCAGAACGTTGCAAGCTAGTGCTCACAGTACATGACGAGATTTTGGCTTACGTAATTGAAAACTACGTGCATGAGGCTGGTAGGATCATACAAGAAGTAATGGCAGCTATACCCAAGGATACGCTAGGTTGGGAGCTTCCGTTCGTAGCGGAAGTGTCTGTAGGCCGATCATGGGGCGAACTGGAGGTATTGAGCTTATCTACCGCCTGAAAGTGCGCACGCGCGCTCTGAGGGGTCGGCGCTGCTCCGATTTGCCTGGTCTATTGCTGTCCACCCATCGTGCCCCCCGGATTCGCTCGTTAGTGCCAGCCAAAGGGCGAGAGCCGTTCTTGCGCCCTGAGAACGTTTGTGCTACCATAGGAGAACGATGAACGAGATAAAAAAGATTCGCAAGGTAGTACGAGCTACTGACATAGAGAGAAAAAGACCGTTACGTATTAAGAAGTGCACACGTTGCAGTACGAGGTTTCTTGTAAAGCACTCAAGGCAGAAGTTTTGCTCTAATCTCTGTTTGGAACGCACAAAAGCAATGCGTAAGAAAGCTCTTTCAGATAAGCAAAAAGGAGAGCGAGTGTGTATTAAGTGTGGGGAGGTACTAGAGTCAAGTAAAAGAGTAGGAGCTATTTACTGCTCAGATGCTTGCCGATTAGCAGCTTTCAAGGAACGTAGAAACGATGATTGAGCATAGAGAACGCCGATGCGTATGGTGTGGTGCGTGGATACCCCCAGAGAAACGCGGGCAAGCGCTCTACTGTACTGACAAGTGCAGACGCGAAGCTTTTAAAATGCGTCCGTGCTTTTATTGCGGAATGACGGCAGATACGCGCGATCATGTTATTCCTCAGAGCTTTACGCGCATGATGGCCGATTTAGGTGCTCGAAAAAGTGATGTAGTACCATGCTGCCGCGAATGTAACAGTCTAGCAGGTAGTAAAGTATTTCCGACTATGAGTGAAAAGCGGAAGTTTATTAAACAGCGATTGCGAAAGAAGTACGAAAAGGTCTTGGAATACTATGATTACTCTTCACGAGAAATAGAAGAATTTGAGGGCTTTCTTAAAGATGCAGTAATTGCAGGTTTAGAAGCTAAAAGAATTATCAAAATGAGGCTCAGGTGGCCTCGCTTATGATTGTCGTTAGCTTAGACCCAGGAATAACTAGCGGTTACACAAGAAGCGAGCTTAAAGGCAATACACTCGAATTCATAGCTGCGCAAGCTAAATGGCAAGAAGATGATTTGTGGACTTTTCTGCACGAAGTTCACCCTGGGCTAATAATTTACGAACGCTTTGAATTCAGGCAACGTGCTCGTGCAGGTGTGGAACTTTTTTCACGTAACCTTATTGGAGTAATAAATTTGTATGGGCAGCATGTAGGAATTAAGCTAGCGCCACAACAGCCTGCGTATGCCATGCAGTTTTTCACTGATGCGCGCTTGCGCCAACTTAATTGCTACACTGTGGGTAAAGAACATGCACGCGATGCTACGCGCCATTTGCTAGCTTACTACAAGTTTGGTGCCGGTAGCAAGTACGGCAAACTTAGCGTACTAATGAAGTGAAAGCTCCTAAACCCGAAGATAAGGTATTCGTGGCACTTGTGCGCAAAGAATTAGCCGACGCTTATAAGCGGGCCAAGAGAGCCTTAAAACAAAAAGGTTAGCCGCCCGTCTGATGTTAGCTAGGGGAAGGATTAACTAGCTAACTGCGGGCGGCTAAGTTTGTAGGTTACTTACCCTTTTTAAGAGCCTTACCAATCTCAAACAAGCCCTTGCCTGCACCACCAGCGGCGAGTGCAAGAGCGAACTTCTGCAAATGGTCAAGGTACGCATCAAACGACAATACGCCTGGATCACCCCAAATCACTACAGCACCACCGACTAGTGTAGCAATAAACATAAGCCACACAAACAGCAATGTAAACCAAGGCCACTCAGTAAATGCTTTCATGGTTTCACCCCCTTTCATTAATTACGCACCCACATGGACAAAAGCAATAACATCGGTCTTGTAGCGTGGGTACTTTTCGCGGTGAACTACAGCGCCACCGTTACTCTGTGAGCCTGAGTTATCACCTGATGTGTTGCCTTCGTAGCTAGCAAACTTACTACGGTTCTTGGTGAGCCACTTCTCAAATAGACCAATATGGTCAGCTACGGTGTCATTGTCCCAATCAAATAGTACAAGATCGCCTGGTTGTGGGTCATAGGTAACAGTTAGGTTGTTGTTACCAGCCTTAGCGTCAGCAAGCATGTAAGGAACGTAGGCGTACCGCACACTACGGCGAAACGCTTTACTACCGGCAACTACACCACACCATGTAACGAACATGGCGCACCAAGGGCCGATCATTTTATACCACAAGCTAAACTTAACGCGGTTACTACCAGCAGGCGATTCCTTGGTGCCTACCCACTTCTTAGCTTCTGCCAGCATTTTGAGTCTGATAGGTTTCTTGGCAGCAGCTTTCTTGCGTGCAGTAATGCGCTTTTTCATAGCAGCGTTAGGCTTGCGCTTACCCTCAAGCAAGTTAAGCAGCATGTTACCAGCAGCATGATCGGGGTTAGCGTAACCTAGCCAGTATTTAGCCCTAAAAACTGCTCTACTTGTGTCAGGCCCGAACTCACCGTCTACGCTACCTTGCAAGTAGCTGCCTAGCGCCTTCTGCAACCTAGTAACGTCAGGCCCGGTAGTGAGCGGACTTGTTAGTTTAAGCGTTCGCATTTGTTCTCCTTTTCCCATTATTATGCTCTACGCGACGGAGCCACGCAATTTGGCCTAAAATTACAAGAAATACAATAGCAGAAACCGTATTTATAGAGCGAAAAGTATCTGTACTAATTATGTCGGTAACGTTAAGGCATCTAAAAAGAGCAACAATAAAAGTCCACGCGGCAGCGCAACCAAGTGCTTCACGGCCATAACGCTGAAACCGGCGTGCATGAAGCGCAATTATTAGAAACAAAGCTGACAGACCGAAAATAGCGATCGAACCAACTAGTGCAGTAAGGTCGGCCCGATTCATCCGAACTTTCCAATCAATACACCCGCAGTACCCGTAAGAATTGGTATAAGCCACCTGCCTATAGCAACCACAGTGTCGAAAGTGAGCACGCGATTTTCAACATCGACTAAGCGTACATCGTAATCAGCCATTTGCTCCTCCAAAGCAGCAAGTCTTGCCTCAACAGCCATTACTTAAGGCCCCGCATCATAGTTCACTCCTCCGTTCCTGAAATACCACTTGTTTGTGGTAGTGATAAAGTATTGACCATCCTGCAACCCTGGCGGCAATGCTGCGAGGTCATACACAGGAGCGGTCGGGGCGTTCTGGTTTCTTAGGTGCTGAATATCTCTTTCGAGTGCGCTTATCTTACGAAACAGAGTTTCCAGAATATCTCGATCATGTGGATTATAACGCATCAGGAAGCATCTTCCATTATGAGAGATAGAGTTTCAACACCGTCATTACTTTCGCTACCTTCAAACCCAATAATACGAAAATTTTGGTCTATTGTTTTATGAAAGTTACTGCCTATAACTCGGCACGTATCACCGAGGCTTACTGTGTCCAACACTTCGTCAATGTAGTCAAGCATTACGGGCGTTGTAATTTGCAACTTGTGCTTAATCGCGCGCGCACCCTCTGCTGCTACAAGTTCATCGAGATGCGTTTGATCTATCGAATCGCTCCCAAAATCCACCGAATGATCCAAACGTCTATGTATAGCTGTGGAAGCAGCATTGTTATATACCGCACCAAGTCGGCTAGCTGTACCTGAGCCTAAACCGAAAATGTGGTTTCCGTCAGGGCCAGTATCTTCGTAGGGCAAATTGATTAAATTACGGCCCTTCTCGAAAATATAGCTATTCACACTACCTGCGCTTGGCGCATAAAGCCGTACCCAACGGTTTATGTCAATGAGCCAATCAAAGTGAGCTTCTCCAAGCTGTGTAATTTTTTCATAGATATTTTCTGTGTCAGCTTGATCTATGCGGTAATCGATAGCTGCGCCCAACAAACCGTTTGCGTAACTTAGGGGCAAACTGTCTGTTTCCGCTAGTACCACATTTAGCATATCTTCTACGATAGTGAATACATCGGTTGCTGGTTTCTCAAAAAGATATGCTGCTGGACTTGCAGGATCAAACGGGAACTGTCTGCGCTCAAGATAATGCTTGTAGTCTTTACCTGTTACACTAAGAAATTCCTCAGATTCATCAACGCTTACACCTATATGCATTCCGTTTAGAAATTCGACACCATTACGCAAAACAACAAAATCGGTTTCGTAAGCACACACGTTAGGATATAGAGCCAATGTATTTGCTGCTTCAAGTTGATATTGCACTGTGCTTGGCTCAGTTAGTAAAAGCGAGTAGGAGAAATCAGCAGGGATTGCCTCCCCAAGAGGCACAAAAGCGTGCGTAAGGTGTTTTACTAAGAACGCCATTAACTATTTAGGCGGGTAATTCAGTTCCTCATCGGGAAAATCTTTGGGTGCTTTCGGCCACTTAATTGTATCAACATCAAAACCTTCCTGGTACGTATCAGTAGTAATCTGTGTAAGCTGCTTGAAAAATTCTTTTTCCTCGAGTGTTGCAAGTTCTGTAAGTACGCGAGCTTGCAAATGCTGCAACGTACCACCAAGTTGCATTCGTGTAATACCTCTAGCGGCATTCTTACTGAATGCTATTGATGCTTTCGCCTCTTCACCACGCTTAGTATGTTCTTCGGTAGTAAGTGTTCTGTAAACAACGTGACCATCTTCGCGGGGCGGAACTGCTGCGTTGATTACGCAACTACCACCTTCAATTGGATCGTTACTAACACTACTACCTTTAGGAATTTCGATAGGTAGTGCTGAATCGTTTGTTGTTACAAGTTCATGTTCCATGTACTATTACCTCCTTTAGATTAAGAACCTACTCCCAACCCGTAGAGAGTGAAGCGGCTAGCCGCAAGGTAGTTCCCGGAACCGAGCAACGCCGTGATGCGGTCGATAACAGCCGTGCTGCGCCAAATCCCGGCGAAATCACCACGCGACATCGTTCCGGCAGCATCGTAGGGGTGGGAGGATCTCAGCTCACACGTCTTGTTCAGCGCCGAGCTGTAGTGAGGAATGGGACAGAAGAAAGTCCCAAACCTGTCCGCGACGTTGCTCGCGCCAGCGACGCTGTACCACTCAAGAGAGGTACGGTTGTTGCCTCCTCCGGACGTGTTGTAGTTAGCTCCGCTATCGTTGTTGAACCGAAGTAGGCCGTCCGACTGGTAGGCAGCCTGAGTGCTGCGCAGTAGTGCCCAGATGTTGAGATGCGCGTAGGTCGCCGGGATGTTCTGCACGTCTACCGAAGCAGCGTCAGCACCTAATGTACTATCAGCGATTATCGAAAGTAAATTACTAAATGCTTCATCGCTTCTTAGAAGTTCACCTTCTACACTATAACTTTGCATTTAACCCACACCCAATCCGTACATCGTTAGGCGACTTGCCGCTAAAATGTTACCTGTCAGGTAAAAATATGTCACGCGATTGATAGCAGCAGCATTCTTCCACACCGACCAGCCCAAGTCGTGGTAGTTGGCGATCGCGTAATCGAGGTACGTGGTCATGATCTTGGCGTTCTTGTAGTTGGTGGTGTTGGCGTAGTTGAAAAGATCAATCTCGATAGGAGAGAAGTACAAAGCCGTGCCGCCCCCGTAATGACGAAGCGTGCCATTTCCCCAAAATGAGGTCATGCTGTTTACGAGATAGCCATTGTGCGTAGCGCCAGCGTTGAACTCGATAGCCATTTCCAGATAGTTCGCACCGCTATCGTTGTTGGCTCTAAGCGTTGGGAACATCAACCCTGCATTTACGGGTCGCACACTGCCAACCATTTTCAAATGCGCGTAAGTCGCGGGGATGTTTTGCACGTCGAAGCTGGCGGCAGGTGCGCCTAATGTACTATCAGCAATTAGAGCAAGCAATACACCCGCACCACTACCTTCTGCTTGTAAAATGCGTCCTGATGCATCCATTACTTGCATATTAACCAGCCACCCAATCGAGAGCGAAACCATTAATAGTAACCGCCGTACCGGATGCATTCACTACTAATGCTTCAGTACCTTGAGTAACTACTGCAATCTCTTCACCTGTTACACCCATTCCATCTATAGGAATTGTTCCGTAGTCTGCCAAATCACCATCACCGGAAGTACCTGCGCCAACTTTAATTGTGCGAGCTGCTCCCGATCTATTCACAAAACGCAATTTCCATAGATACACGTGAGCTGCTACACCAGCATTAAACACAGTATTGTCGCCACTTGCTAGAGCAGCAGTAGTAACGGTAACAATACTCTCGGCCATACCTCCTCCTTATATTAGAAGAATAAACTCGTTAGCAAGCTACCGCCGCCTCCACCACTACTCGCGGCAGTACCCGAACCTATTGTCGCTTGCGCTCTCACGTCACCGAGCGTAACTGCGCCTGCCGTCGCCGGTATGAGAGCATTCGCCAACAGATGAAGGTTAAGTGAATCTTCGTCAAGCACCGTAAGGTCGTTTGCACCATCCAAGTTTACAAGTGTAGCTCCTGCTGTAGCTGTGCCTGGTACAATTTCGATACGACCTTCGTACAAACCTGACGTATCATGCTGTGCGTCCAGAACACGCAGAATAACACGATCAATGCGCGGTAGCGTAGCATGATGTGCTCCTACAGCAATTAGCACAGCAGCATCGCTCTCTTGCATATACAGACCTTGATCTGCGATCATGCTACCTGCTACGAAAGCCATACCTGCCGCAACCGACAAAGTTAGACCTGCCGAAACGCTAACCAAATAATCATTATCTCCAACTACACCTTCACTAAACAGCATTTCATTGAGCAACCTAACTTGGCGAGCTGTGTATTCAACCTCGCTCGATATCGGCCCTCTAACGTAGAGGGGCTTAATAGATAGAACTTGCTTGGTGTATGCCATAAACCCCTCCTAGATCATGTATGCGTAGCGCCATGTAAAAGTTGCTTTAGCAGGACTAGCTCCTGCAAAAGCCCACAGACGCACCGGAGTTGTACCTGCTGGTAGTGCCCACCAATCTGAGCCTACTGCATAACTATACACGTTAGTGGTACCGTTGAGTACCGCTGTACGTGCTCGATGATCTATTTCTACCTCTTGGTCGCTTGTTAAGCTCAGACCATTAAATCTCAAGACCTTGACTCCATTAGAATCGAGCAACTGTAGCTCCCAGGGTGAGGTAAGCGGCCCTGAAACTGTAGTAGTAGGGAACGTTTCAAAGTCGCCACCATTGATCAAATCCTCGGAACCTGTCAGACCACCTTCATTGAATACAAGTGGGAATGTGAGCGGAAACGTGAAACCGAGGTCGGCGGTTGTATATTCCACGTCTTGCGTGCGCAGCGTTTCACCGTAGAGCCTGGGATCATGTGCTTTGAAAAGAATTTGGTAACTACCTCTAGCTGGCGCAAGTGCTTCCATCGGAATACTTGGCCTACCTTCAATAGTTACTTCAGCAAACATTCTTTCAGTCACATCAGTAAGCTGCAAATATAAGTTGCCAATCTTGCGCTCACCAAGAGCAGGATAAGGCATCAACGCGCGCTGCAAAGCACGACGCTTCGTTATGTAAGTTCCTGCTGTTGCCTGCAAAATATCGCCTTCGATCTCAAACATGCGCTTCCCTAGAAAAGTCTCTACAGGGAAAAGACCGTGATCCCGTTGTCTCTCTACATCTTCACTACGGTAATCCACGTAAGTATCAAAGACGCGAAAGGGAATTTCGTTGTCGTTTAGATCAATAGTATCGCCGTTCACATTTACAAATTCTGCTGAGTCTATCATTCGTATAGTGTCCTAAGTTGGAAGGAAGCCCGCGAAAGTGTAGACTGTAGTGTCTCGTCGCTTACTGCTGTTATATTCATTGTTACGGGTGGTGTAGTTGGTTGCGGCTTATACGAACTCTTAGTACCGCCTCCACCTTCTCGCTCTTCTCTGCCTCCAATAGCTACACCACCACCGCCAGTAAAACCACCTTCTTGACCCAATAGCTCTAACATCATATTGCGAAAGAAATCTGTGAGAATACCGTATTGTGATTCAACCCCTTCCACAAGAGCTTGTGCTATATTAATACCGTGTTGCCGCCACGCTGCAAGCTGATCTTCCATCATTGCCTCAGTAGCCAGCGCGATTTGATTTTGTGTTGTAGTCCATAGAGCTACAAAGCTGGCAAGCTGTGGCGCGGTCATTGCTACAAGTGCTTGTAGATAGGGTACCGCCTCTGGCCCCATGTTCGCAAGCTGCTGAACTATATCAGCAGGCAGCTTCAAATCTCGTAGCTTCTGTATTGTAGTCTGCCAAATACCGAAGGCATCCTGTTGTGCTTGCAAGTCCTTAATAATGTCCTCGGGTGTAAGAGCATGTGGTCTATTCAAAGCTGCGAGCTTCTCTGTAGCATCTTGGATTTGTTGTAGAAGCTCATTTATGTGTACTTGCGCATCAAACATCCGTTGGGCTGTTTCGGCAGTAATCTCTACGATACGACTCTGCGCTTCCGCCATACGTTCTTGTGCGTCCGCCATACGTTCAGCCATACGTTCTTGCAAATCTGCTAGACCCGTTGTAGACTTATCAGCAGCCTTTGCTACAGCAGCCTGCGATTTCTCCCACGTATCAATGTACTGACT